GCTCGCGCCGGTGCTGTGGGTGCTGCCGCGCGCCGCGAGCGACGCGGCGGCGGCTCCTGAGGTGCCGGAGCCGCAGGGCGCGGCTTCGGCTGCTTCTTGGACTCGGCATCAACCGGGGCTTCCGGCTGATGTTGCTCTGCGACGGCTTCGATCTGGATAGGCAACTGCCCTTCCATCTCGAACACGTCTCCAGGCAGCCGGAGTCCACCGGCTGCCCAGCAAAGCATGCGGGCTCTGACCTTCACCATCAGACGCCAGACGTCGTGAACGTGAAGCCGCTCGGGTAGAACAGCCTGCCGTCCGCGATGTGCGGGACAAGGTTCATCGTGACTGCCGTCGACGTCAAAGTTGCCCCAGCAACTACGAACTGCAATCGCAGATACCGAAGGTCGGAACCCTGGAAGCTGTTGTAGATGGCTGGAGCAATCGGAACCGCGACGGTCGTGCCCAGCGGAGCCAATGCCGCAAACGATGCACCAGCAAGATACTGCTCGTTGGCAAGTGCGCCGCTAGAGGTCGTGCTGACCCACAGGTTGACGGCCAGCGTCGCGCTAGCACCAACCATGGCAGCCGTCAGCTGAAACACAGCGTAAATCGGCTGGCCCTCGCCGATGTTGCGCTTGTCGACAATGTCGATCGCATCCGCGCCGACAGTCGTGCCGACCACAGTGGAGCCAAGAGTTGCGCTCAGTGAAGCAAAAGCGTCAGTAATCATGTGTGTGCCTCCGATCAGGGGACGAGGGTTTCGTTGTTCGTCAGAGCGTCGCACTTACGCAGAGGAACGCCCAGGTAGGAAAGGAACGAGTGAGCCTTGCCGAACTGCGTCAAGCCTTGCTCGATGCTCATAATGCCCAGCGACTTTTCCATCGCGAGGCGCGACATCGCCGCGTGCACGTTGCGATTCAGGTAGAACGCACAACGACCCATGGTCGAAGTCGGGAGCAGGTAGTAAGCCTGCGCCATCGCGTGCAGGACATTGGTCAAGCTCGTCGGGTTAGCCGTCCCCGAAAGGCCCGTCAAATCCGCAGTTGGGATGTTGCAGATACGGACGACGTATCGCCAATCCTTGACGACGAGACCGCACTTCCACTGGTAGCGCGTGCTCAGGGCCTGCATGCGCAGGTCGCCGTTGTAGACGGTCTGCTCGCCGAGATCCTCGTGCACGAGACCGGCCTTGCTGCCCTTCGGGAAGATCCCGTAGACAGTTTGGTCGCCCCAGCAAACGAGGTAGACCGAAGTCAGAGCAGAGCCGCTCGACGCAACGCGAAGGACGTTTTTGCTGTTGCCAGCACCCGTCGACGCGCTGTAGCGCGCACGCAGACCCAGGAACTTCTTGGGGTCAGTCGCAGGGTCACCATTGAACAAGGTGTCCGCCATCGTCTGATTCATCGACTCCAAGAACGCGGAGTCTTCGCTCAGGCGGAACTGCGCCGTGTTGCCGTTGAGCATCGCGAGATCCTTGTCGACCTCGCTACGAGCTTCGATGATCGCACAGCCTTCGTCGACCTGGGCGGTCGTCGACTTGCTGTTCGGGATGCCCGCGTTCAAGGCGCGGAAATAGACGTCCGGCAAGCCCGTGCGGATCACGACTCGCTCGCCAGTCGGGAGGTTGCCCTCGCGCCAGACGCAGTCCGTCAGGATCTCGTTGGTCTGCGAGAGAAGCTCGCCGATCACCGGGACGTTGCCGTCTGGATCGATACGCTTCGTCCAGTCCGTCAAAGTCAGATTGTTAGTGCCTACAACTGCCATGGGTCACACCTAGCTTTGGTTGGGGTAAAGCGCGCGGGCAAGTTCGGCGAATCCCTGCGGCTGGCCCTTGCCAGACGAGTTGCCGCTGCCCACGAACTTGTCTTCTGAGATTGCCTTTCCGGCTCGGTAGAACGCCTTGATCATGTGGACGTTGTTGCCGAGGCCCGTTCGGTCGAGAAGCTGCACCAGTTCTGGCGAGCCCAGTGAGTCCAAGAACTTGCGCGCGACGGACAGGTTCTCGTCGAGCTTGTCGCCGCCAATCTCCTTGTCCGCTCGAACTTCTTGCTCCCACTGAGCGGCTTCCTGTTGCCGCTGCTCTTGCGCCCGCTGGTTCATCACCGGAGCGATGCGTTCCAGCAGTTGCTGCGCTGCGTCCGTTGGCAGTTTCAGATCCGCAACAGCTTCGGCGTATGCACCAAGCACATGCTCGTCGTAGCTCTGTCCTTCTGGGACGGTGAACGTAGGACGATCCGCAACTGCCGGAGCAGCTTCGGTGTTGCTGTTCTTCTGCTGAACCTCGGGAGCGGTCTGTCCACTCGTCGAGGGTTGCCCTGCGGTTTGTGTTGCAGCCGCGTTATTCGGCTGCGTCGTCTGTTCTGTCATGCTTTTGTTCCTTGACCATCACCGGCCATAGCTCTGGGCAGAGCGCGTGGATCTGCTCCAAGACGGTCCCGCCGAAGTGTCGACGACCGGCTGCAAACGCAAGCCACAAGCCGTCTGGACGAAACTCCTGCGCGAACAACTCGGATTGCTCCAGAAGACGCCACACGATGCGGCGTCCCTTCTTGCTGCTCATCAGCCACCGGATGTCGGCATCCTCGACTTCGCGCGCGAGCTTCCGATGGAGCTTGCGCTCCTCGTCGGCTACTCGATCTGCTTCGTCGATGGAGGGTCTGTCGATGGTCACGTTGTAAGGTTACGAATGTTGGGTTTGGTGCTGCATACCGTCAGACAGCCCACCAGCGCGCTTCTGCTGGCGTTTTCGGAAGCTCCGAGAACATGTCGAGCATCACGCTCGCCGAGCGCGTCCAAGGCAAGCAAGCCGTCGAGACGTAGACGTTGTCGTTCCACACCTCGTTGTAGCTTTGCAGCGGCGGCCAATCTGCCAAGGAGAACGCATCTCCGTTGTTCCATCGGATGGCGTAGGCATGGAACCAGGATTCGCTCGAAGCTCCAGCTGGCTGCGCGATCCGCTGCCACGCGTTGACGTCGATGACCTGAGCCAGCGACGTAGCGACATCGTGGTATTTGGCGGCCAACCCATCGCTGTTGGCTGCGAACAGCTGCCTCGAAGCAGCCATCACGCCAATCGCCGCGATGGTCTCTTGCCAAGGCTGCCATCCAACTACGGGCCTACCCTGCGAGTCGACCCCTCCGTATTTGGCTTGCTCGTAGCCGCCGAAGATCCGCACCGGCTTGCCCTGCGGGATGTTTGCCATCGAAGCAAACCGCAGCGCGGTCTCGATGCCGATGACCATCGTCGAGTCGTCAGCAAGGCCCAGCCACATCTGGTTGGCCCGCGTCAAGGCGAGACGGCCAACCGCTCGCGGCGACTGGTTCAGAGCACGCTTGATGTAGACGTCGGTCTTGTCGAGTTCGACGTGCGCGCGCACCAACTCCTCCAACGCAGGGTCGGCAGTCAGTGCAATCGTCGCGTGCAGGAAGTTGTCCGACCGGTGCTGGTCGTCGCTCGTGGTCCACAGGACTGTGTTGATCGATGGCATCCACGCGATGGCGTTCTGCCCAGGCCAACCAAGGCGATCCTGCAAGCCAAACGACAAGTCTGGACGCTGGTTCAGCGTCTCAGCCTGCGGGTGGTTCACAGCCTTCATGGGCGAACTGTCGCGCTCTCGGTTGTTGGTGGGTCTTTGGACGTAGCCCTGGCATTGCCAGAGCGCGTCGTGGATCTCCCACGGCATCTGCATCGTGACCGCGAGATCCGATGCTGCTCCGAAATCTGGCTGCTCTCCCGTCGTCCCGCTTTCGCGAGGCTGGATGCGCGGGCGCGCGGATGCGTAGCCGATGAACTGCTGCTGCGTGTAGGCAGTGTGCTGCTGCACGCGCAATGCCTGCGTCGGCTTGGTAGGTGCTGGCACTCGGCCAAGAGCCATCCACGCACCGTCCCAGTTTGAGAACAGGCCAAACATCTGGTAGCCGCTCGCGCGCGCTTCGTTCGGCGCAGCATGGATCGCGCCACGGATCTCGAACGTCGACGCGCGGTGCCATCTCTGGTTGTCGGTTGTAACGTTGACAACCGATTGCCCTCCGATTGCACCAACCGAATGCCCGTTCCGCAGGGCAAAGTCGACCGAGACGGGCAACCCGCAAGCCATCGTTAGTGCAGGCAGAAGCACCGACTGCTCTTGCCCGTTGTTCTCCGTGGTCCCGTAGGTTGCGTGCGCCACGAAGTCGACTGATGCAAGGCCGCTGAAGACCGTGCACCACACGTCAACCGTAACGAGCTTCGCCGGGAACCAGTGGCGCATGTGGAAGGTGGCCGATGCATCGCCGCCCACCATGCTGATCAACGCCATCTGCCCAGCGATCCCGCCCATGTAGAACTTGGGAACGACAGAGTCGATGTCGCGAGTCAGCGCAGCATGCCACTGAAACTCTTCTCGCTTCCGCTCATCGGGCATGAACTCCAGCTTGACCGACTGACGTGCAGGAACAGTCGCGAGCACGCGGATCCCACGCTCGGACGAGTCTACAGCGTATGGGTATCGATAGACGCCATCCGTCATCCATCCGTAAGGCTGCGGCATGCGCTGCTTCGGGATGCCGCAGAACACCCAGGACGTAGCTGGGTGAGCGGAGACGTTATCGATGGTGACGTGCATCAAGCACCGACCCGCTGCGCAATATGAGCTGTGACGATAAACTCTCCTACTGCTGCTGCTGTTGCGTGCAAAGCAAAAGCGCGAGGTGCTACGCTCAACTCGCTAGACAAAGAATAAACAGTGATCCCGAGAATGCTGTTGCTACCTTTTGGTGCCAAGGCTTCTGCAATACCACCATACCCAACAAGATCGGTCGGATCGGATCCGCACAACGCTTGAACCTGCCCCGCAGTCCACGTTGTCGTATTTCCTACCGAGTAACGAATGCTAGACGATGGCTGGATTGCAATCCACGCAGTGTAATCGCCAGGAGCAATAGTGGCTGTATACGAAGTGGTGTAAATGTCGGTTGTCGCAAGACGCGTCCAAGCTACTTGTGCCATGTCATCTCCTACAGCATCTGTGCTGATGGTGAGTTGTAACCGCTAAACATCCCCATCACGTCAGATGCTGCGGCGTTCATCGGTGTGCCACGCAGGTTGCCCATTGCCTTGGTCTGCTGCTCCAGCGCGGCCGTTTGTTCCTTCGCAGCCATCGCGGCTTCGCGAGCTTGGCGGATCTGCACGACGTCCTCGGTTGCGAGGATGAGCTTGGGATCAACGCCAAGCATGTCGCCATACGCATCGGCCCACACGTCGGGGTCGAACTTGTCGAGCACCTCTGGCTTCATCTGCGCGACGACGCCAAGGCTGCCGACAAAGCGATCGACTGAGTTCGTGCCGATCGCACGCTGCGCTTGTGCAAGCATGCTGACGAACTCGACCGACAGATCCTGCCCAGACAACTCTTGTGGTGGAGGCGGGATCTGGCCCGACTGCATCATGTGCTCGAACGTGATGTCGATCAGCGGATCGAGCAGTTCGTTGTGCAAACGTTCCAAGACCGGACCAAGCATGAGCAGCTTCTCCTCGTGCCTCTCGGCGACTTCGGTAGCGGTCATGCGCGGGTTGTTCGCGTTGTTCGCCAGCATCAGGAACAGGTCCGCGTAGAACGCGGAGTTGATGCGTTGGCGGCAGTCGCCGATGTCCTGCAACAGGTAGGACAGGTTGAGGTTGACCTCGAACGCTGTGCGGATTCCGCTGTTCGGACCCGACGAGTCGACGAAGGACACGCCACCTGGAAGCATTTCGATGTCGCGGTTCTTCGCGCTCGTCGGTGCTTGCAGCGGCGGCTTCGTCTGGAGGTCGATGGCTTGAGCCTTGCGCAGCTGTTCGTGTTGCAACTGCTTCACGTCGCCAAGGCACTCCATGCCAGGGCTCATGCCGTAGATGTCGCCACCGGCAGTCGACCACCTGGGGACCACAGCAGGGAACCGGCGGAACCCAGACTCGCGCAAGTAGCTGTTGTTGTCGCCACCGATCTCGAAGTAGCACGACCGGAACGGCATGTTCAGATCGTCTAGCTTGCTGGTGTCTCGATCCTCGCGCGGCTCGATCGCATGGATGACGGTGATCCAGCTGTCAAGGTTGCCTCGACGCCACTGCTCCTGCACTTGGCTAGAGCAGTTCTCGATGCCGAACTCCTTGACCATCTGCGCGACGGTCATCTCGAACTCGCGGTAGAGACAGTCGACTCTGCCCTTGTAGTCGGCCGCGATGCAATACTCGCCGATCGTCAGCGGGTGGTGGTGCGTGACGTTTTCGTAGTCCGGCATGACCAACGACGCCGCCGTGCCGAAGGCAGCAAGCTCACCGTAGATCTGATGCAGCGATCGGTAGGTGTTGCTGCGCGAGAACACCGACTGCATGCGACGCGTGACGTCGTCGAGCCACAGCTTGACCGGATAGAACTTGTTGAGGTCAGGGTCAGCTGTCGCAAGGCGGAACCACGGACGAGCAGGGCTCGTAGCTCCCGCCATCAATCCCGACTCGCACACACGGAGCGAACGGGTAGCCGTGTTGTCGTAGATCAGGTTGTGCCTCTTCGTGCCGCGATTGCGATCCTGCACGAAGAAGCGTCCGCTGCGTGGCAGCAGGTAGTCGCTGATCTCCTTCCAGTGCATCCACCATGATGCACGCTCGCTCTTCAGCTGCCCCCATCGGGTCAGCAGATCGCTGCGCTTCTTGGGGGTGCTGGTGTAGTCCACTTCAGCCCAGGGTGTTGTTGGTGCCGTATGGCTGCGTGAGCATCGTGCTCGCCGCGCCTTGAGTTGCAGGTCGACGAGCAGCCGTGAGCAAGCTCATCATGTCGGGAGCCTTCTGATTCGCGCGCATCTTCTCCATCGCAGAGATGCGCTCTTGGCGAACAGCAGCAGACTCCGCACGCTTCTGCGCGTCTTCCTGCTGCATCATCGCTTGCTTCTGCGCCTTCTCGGCACGTCGTCCTTGTTGGATGCCGCCGATGATCGGCGTGTAGGAAAGAGCATCGCCCATGATCAGAAGTCCTTGATGAAAACGGTTTCGAGCGGCTGATAGCCAAAACGTGGAAGCAACGACTCCAGCGTCGTCATCGGCTTTGCGTGCATGGTCATGCGCTTGCATGCGTTCTCGCGCGCGAGCCGCTCGGTCTCATCAATCAGCCTGCGGCCGATGTTGCCGCGCCGATACGGCTTGTCGACAAACAGAGCGATGTGGGTCAGCCACTTCTCGTTGTAGATCGGATGACGTGCGACAACGGAGTTGAGCGAGTATCCGACGAGCTTGCCTTCGTACCATGCTCCGATGCCGATGAAGCAGCCAGCTGCTTCCATCGCCTGGAAGTGCTGCATGTCCTCATCGATGTCGACGCCTGCGATGTTGCCGATCTCGTCCAGATGCCGATACCACAGGCCAGCATCGACGCTTAGTTCGCGCGTCGTCGCCTGTCGCACCTCGACGTCTTGGATGATGAATCGCACATCGGAAAGGTAGGAGTCTTGCATGCCGTCCTGCATACCGTCACTGAAGCGGGCCAATGGGACGCTTGCCGGTGAGCATGGTCGAGTTCGTCACGTCGCCCGCGAGCCCAGGCTTGTCTTCGTTGCGAACTGCGGACAGCATCGATTGACCAGGAGCAGCCGCACGTCGAGCGGATGCCTGCTGCGCTGATGCTTGTCGCTCTGCTGCCAGACGCGCGCGCGCTGCATCCTGCTCGGCTTGGCGTTCGCGACGCCTGTTCTTGCCACTCAGACTGTCCCAGGCACCTTGGTAGACGTCGCCCATGTCAGTTGATCCAGCTGCCTCGCAGCGTCTTCGGGTCGTAGGGGTCGTATTCGCTTCGGGTTCGCCTGCCGTAGAGCTTGCTCACGACGCTCTCCTTGGGCGTGTCGATCAGTGCAAGGCAGAAGGCCGACGCGTAGTCGGGCGACCTGCCGAGTCGTGCGTAGATGTCCTCGCGGCTGTCGACCTGGATCGTCGCGCCGGACAGTCGCCACGTCGGGCTGGTCAGGTCAGCCAACAAGCGAGGGCTCGGCGGGAGTGCGATGGCGTTGTTGGCGGTCGGGTCCAGTGCCTCGCGCATGCGCCACCACAACTCCGACCGCAGGTTCTTGAACTTGAGCCTGCCCGACTTGTCGACACCACGCGCTGCCTCGGCGACGTTCACTCCCAGCACCTGCTGCTGCGCCTCGTTCAGGAAGTCGTAGGGACTCGCGCCCACGCCGATGACGTCGATGTGGATCGGTGCTCGGTCGCGTGATGCCGCGATGACCAGCCCCGCCACCGTTGGCCCGTCCGGCGTCTCCTTGCCAGGGTAGGCCAGCGGCTCGTCGAACCACATGCCGTGCCTGCGAGCGATAATGGTCTCGTCCTTGCCGCCGCGCGCGACGTCGACACCCATGCTGTCCATCGCGGGCTTCTTGTCCATCGGCTTCCACCGCGCCTGCGCTGCCTCGACCCACGCCGTTGGGATCACCTGCCACGGGTCGTCCTGCACGCCAGCATGGAAGTCGCCATGCAGCATCTGCGAACGCAGCGGCTCGGGCAGCGATTGCAGCTGCGCCATGTAGCCCGTGTTGAGCAGGTAGGGGTTGTCGGTCACCCTGCTGGGGATGAACGTCCTGCTCTGCGGGATGATGTGGTCCGCGCCCACCGTGAACGGCTCGCCGCTGTCGACCTCGACGTCCTCGCCATCGAGCGTCGCGAACCATCGCACCTCCCCAGGCTTCGCCGGTCGCGGGTGCTTCTTGTCCAGCCAAGGCGCAAAGTAGCGCACTACCCACCTGCCCTCGACCGTCGTCGGCGGGTTGAACGTCATCACGACGCGGCACCGCTGCCCTTGCTCGGTCGTTCGCAGCCAGCCCATCAGGAAGCGCACTGCCGACTCGCGCATGTTGGACGCCTCGTCGAACACGAGCAGGTCGTGCGGGCGGCCCTGATACTTGCGCTCTTCGTCGGGCGACGGGAACGACCCCAACTCGATCTGCACCGGAACCCGATCCCACCGCTTCATGCGCCAGATGCGGTCGGCCCCGTTCCATCCATCACGGTTGCCGAGCACGTCAGCCAACCGGTCGACGATGCCGGTCAACTCGGTGCCGTTCTGTCGGAAGATGCCCACCCTTCGATGCCTCGTCACAGCCAGCCCAACGGCGAGGTCGGTCTTGCCACCACCTGCTGCGCCACCGTAGCCCACGACCGTCGCGCTCGACTCCAGTGCCTGCGTCTGCGGTCCAGGCAGCGGGGACCATGGCGGCGTCTCAGCGAGCAGCCGGTCCAACTCGGCGCGCTCCTCCGGCGTCATCGCAGCCAGCACCTCGGGCTCGATCCTCATCGGTAGCCCTTCGCCTGCCGCCTCGTGTCGCGCGTGCTCTTCGGTTGGTCTCCTCGCTTCACGTCCTTCAGCGGTTGCGTTCGCTTCGGTGCCACGTCGACCGCTGCCGGTGTCGCGTTCTCGATCTCATCGATCAGCAGCCAGACATAGTTCGCTGCCGCGACCAACGCTGTCTGCCACGACGTGTCCAGCGAGGGCCAGCCGTCCACTGCTTCGAGCTTCTCGCGCGTGGTCGACGATAGGTAGCCCTTGACGATCGCGAGATCCAGCGAGCTAGGAGGCGGCTTCCCGGGCCAGCCAGCGAACAGCGTCAGCAGCATCAGTATTCGTAGCCGGTGATGGTGACGTCCAACGTCGGGGCGTTGGTCGTGAACGTTGCCGCTGCGGTCACGCCGAACTGGAGCGTGCCGTCGCCGACGATCTCGGGACCGTCGCCACTCCACGTCAGCGTGTAGCGATCCCATGCGCTGGCGGTAGCCGGGGTTGCCGAGCGTGCTGCCAGCATCACTGCGCTGCTCGTCGTCACCGCGCCGCCCGTGTTCACGCGAAGGCTGAACGTCGTCGTCTGCACCGTGGCCGTGGCGTTGCCGCGCGTCGCCACGCTGAACGACGTCAACCTGAACCGCTTGCCAGTGCCCGGGGCGAAGGACGTGCCAGTCGTCACCGTCGCGCCGGGAGCGTTCGACCTGGACAGCGTGATGGCCGTCTCGACGCCGGTCGCGCCTGCTGCGGCAGCCACCGCCCAATAGGCCAGCACCGTGCGGTCGTGGTCCATGGTCAGCACGGGCATCGGGTTCGCCTTGCTGACGTCGCCGTCGTTCACCCCGTCAGCCCCATGCACGAGCTTCACGCGCTGGAAGGAGACGCCGCCGATGTCGTCGGCCGCGATGATCGAGCCGCCTGCGCCCGCGTTCAACTGCACGTTGTCAGCCATCGATGTCGTCCTCGTCGTCCTCGTCGCCTGCTGCGGTCGCCTGCTCTGCCATGCCCAGCGCGTCGTCCATGGCATGCGCCAGGGCTCGGCCGATGCTGCTCGCCCCGTAGGCCACCGCCCACTGGTCCTCCGCTTCGACGCCCACCTCGACCCAGCCGTAGCGCGGCACGTCGACGCCGATGGACCATCCACGGTCGCATGCAAGGGCGAACAGGTCGTAGATGCGCTCGTCGTCGTCGTAGTCGGCTGCGTCGGGCATGGTGAGGCAGCCACGAGCCCAGCCTGCTCGCACGCTCGACGGCTTGCCGTCGCCATCCCAGTGCGCCTCATATACGCCCTGCACCCATCCGCATGCAGCAGCAAGGCGCGCGTTCCTCGCCTCCGCCTTGGCGTCCATAGGCTCGCCTGCGCGCTTCACTGCTGGCCCCCCTGCGTCGGGTCGACCTGCTCGGGGATCGCAGCCTGCGCGGGCTCCTGCGGCTCCACAGCCACCTGCACTCGGCCGCGCGCGGCATCGAGGATGCGCTGGATGCGAGCAGCACGGTCAGCGTCGTCACGGATGACGATGGGCGCATCGGCATCGCCCTGCACCGTCACGCGGTCGCCGTAGACAGTCGGCACCAGCTTGCTCAGCACCCACTTGCGCGCGTCGACCCTCAGCCGGTCGCGAGCAGGGTCGCCTTCACCGTCCGCGATCTCGACGATGTCCTCCGCCCAGACAGCAAGCTGCACTCTGCGCGCGTGCGCGTAACGACGGGCAAACTCTGGATCTTGCAGCTGCCAGTCGAGCACTTCACGAGTGCCGATCCCTGATGCCCTGATGCCCTCGCCTCTGCACAGTGCAGCGAGCACTCGCTCCTGCTGCTCTGCGCGTCGCTCCAGGTTGCGCGGCCGTCCGCTGCGCTTCGTCGTCACGGCTCGACCCTCACCCAGCTATCGGCGCGAACTGCACGGCGTGAGTAGCTGCACCAGGACTGCACAGTCGAGCGCGGCAATCCGAACCGGCGAGCGAGCCTGCGAAGGCCCAGGCCCTCAATCTCATGCGCATCGCGAACAGCGCGCACCACGGCATCGGCAACGCGGGCGCGCGGGTGAGTCTCACCGCATCTGCGACCTGCTTCGGATCGAGCGACCATCGGCATGGCACCGATGTAGCCGCTCGCAGATCACCGCGCCACTGGTATGCGGAAGCGAGCAGCGGTCGCGTCTGCGGTCTCGATCTTCCAAGCGAGCAGAGGCAGCGTCAGCACTACGAGCGCGCGGAGCAGCCAACGCTCGATCGGATGCATGCCTATGTGTCGGCTGCTCATGGTGGGGTGATCGTCCACCAGATCGCCACGCAGGCCGCACAGAGCAGCAGCGTGAGGATGACCACGGCCGGATGCTCGCGGTCGACGTCTGCGGGGCGGCTCATCGAGACCTCCGCAGCAGGATCGCGCCGACAGCGTTCCGGCCGCTGTCGTTCTGCGCATCGGCCTCGCACTCCCAGACTAGCGTGCGGTCGCCACCGTCGAGCAGGTCGCCAGGGTGACCCACCACCACGTCGCCGAGCATTTCGCCCAGCAACGCGACGGCAGTCTCGTAGTCCTCCCCCAGGGCGAACGTCGCGCCCGTGGCAAGTTGTAGGACGTAGCTCATCGGCGTGCCTCGCAAACGCGAACCAAGCGAGGCAGGCGCAACTCCAGGCCCTCGTCGGCCACCTGCGCAACAAACATCTCGATCTGCTCGCGCAGGATCGGGATGCGGTGCGGATCCGACAGAAGCTCGATGGTGTCGGGCAGGTCGGCAAAGTCGCGCGCGATGGCGTTCGCGCACTCGATCGCAGCGACGCACGTCAAGCGCACCGCAGCCAGCGCGACGTCCTCCGCTTCGCGCGAAGGGCGCGAGCGCAGAAACTGCCCCAGGCTGCACTCGGGCTCGTGCCAGTCTCCGACGCTGCTGATCGCGGCATCGAGACGGTTCAGGCGCACGGCGCGCGCCTCCCAACGCGCGGAGGTCACTTGGCACCTCCGACGTAAAACCACGCCAACTGGGGATCGTCGGCATCCGGTGCATCGTCGGCAGCGATGCCAACGGCGCGCGCGTAGCGGACCCAATCCTGCACGAGCCAACGCTTGTATCTGCGGGCGGACACCCACCCGCCTCCATCCTCGTCGCGCTCCATCGGCACGCAGCCGTCATGCGGCGGCGTGCCCACGATTGCCAAAGTAGCCGTTCCGTCTAGGTTCTCGATCAAGTTCGTGTTGCAGATCATGGTTCTGGTTCTCTGTGGTGGTTCGTGGTTCGGGGATCAGAAAGGCAGCTCGTTCGCGTCGGCCTCAGGCTCGACCAGATCGATGATCAGCACCGCGCGGAACTGGTCCGTGTAGTAGTCCTGGCGACGCTCCTGCTCGGTCGCGTAGAACGTGATGAAGCACGGGTGGCCTCCGGTGACGTAGCCCTGCGGCAGATACAGGCCGACCACGCGATGCGCGTCGGCCAGCGATCCGACCACGATCTTCTGCTCGTGCGTCGCGACGGTCGTGTCCGTGTAAACGTCGCGCGACCAGTCGTGCGTGATCGTCTCGTGCTTCGTCTGGCAGCCAAGGTAGAGCGTGTAGGTCAGGATCTTGCTCGTGTTCGTCGTCATGGTTCTGTTCTCGTTTCGTTTGGGGTTCTGGTTCCGGGGGCGCGGAAGGTATCGACCGCGCGCGCTCCCGTCAAGCAGTCATTCCAAGATTCTTTGCTCGACCTCGGCCAACAGGTAGGTCGCGTCGCTGCGCGTGCCAGTCAGCACGCCTGCGCGCACTCGGCCGACCTCGCCCCGCTTGCCGTCTGCCTCCAAGGCCAGCGCACCATGCCGCTGCGCCCATGCGTCGACCGCCCCAAGGATGCGGTCGACGTGGTTCGCCGCGTGATCGTAGGGCACCGTGATGCGCGCGCGCGTGCCGCGCAGCGTGCCACCGTCGACAACGTATCGGCTGCCCAGCCTATCGGTCGGGCCGCGGTAGACGACGCGCAGCAGCACGCGCGTGACGTTCGAGCCGCTCACCTCGACGCGGCTCACTCTGCCACCTCCGCGTCGTCGGCTTGCAGCTCTTCGCGCACCTCTTCCAGCACGTCCAGCACGTCGGCGAGCATCGCCCAGTAGGCTGCGCGCGTCAGGCACTCCTGCACGCTGCTGACGCCAGCAAACGCCTCGTTGCCCATGTGGTCGATTATCGCGTCCTCGTTCTGGCTGACGAGGCAGACGAAACGCGCGCGGCCGTGGTAGATCACCCACTCGCTGCCGTCCACGCTCTCGTGGATCGCGTCCTGCTCGTCGATGCCCTCGCGCTGCGCGGTGCGGATGGCCTCGGCCGCGATGGTGCGGCACGTCTCACGGTAGTCGATCTCGCTGTAGTCTGACATGGTTCTAGTCTCCTGTTCTGGTTCGGGAGGTTCATTCCATACGCGCCACAACGTGCGGCGCGAGCGGTTCGGTGCCTTCGGGCAAGAACACGGTCGTCGTCCCGACGATGTTGCCGTCGTCGTTCCGGTCGTTCACGGTGACCGCGACCGCGTTGCCGTTGTCGTCGCAGATCACTCGGCGCACGACCACCACGTTGCCGCGTTGGCAGGCCACGCAGAATGCGCGGCACTGGTAGTGCCACTGGTCGATCCACACGAGCGTCATGCCGAGGTTGCAGCGCGAGCAGTCGAGGATGTTCTTCGTCGTCTTCATGTTCTGGTTCTCTCTGGTTCTGGTTCTGGTTCGGGGAGCGCGCACGGTAGCAACCGCGCGCGCCGTTGTCAACTACAGCGCGGAGTCCGTCTCCTTCACGGCTCGCAGAATCTCGCGCGCCGTCGTCTCGCGGTCCCAGTAGTCAGCCGTGCGCGACGACATGACTCCGTCGACGTAGTGCACTTGGTAGGCGTCGCCGTCCCATCCGGCATCGGCGACATGGGGCATCGCGCGCAGCTTCGCGATCACGTTCTGGCTGTAGCGCGGCCGACGGAACGGGTTGCTGCGACGGACGACGATGCGCTGGCCGAACACGTCGGACAGCAGGCCGGGGATCAGGACGAACGAATCGGACTTCTTCATGGCTCTGTCTCTCTGTCTGTTTCAGGTTCTGGTTCGGAAGTGAACCGACGCGGAAGGTATCGGCCACCCGCGCCGGTGTCAACAGGTCATTCCTGGATTTCTGAGATAATCCTGCGGACCTTGGTCGGCCGGAGGCCGGTGCCTACGTGCTGCGCCGCGCTGCGCTGCTCGACCGTGGCGGTGACGTCGATGCGGTCACCGGCAGCCACGTCCCAGGTGCACCAAGAGCCGCCGCGCAGGCGCAGGATCCACGGGCCGGTCGACGCCTCGACGCGGATGTCGACGAGGTGCGTCGCATCCCAGGCCGACTGCGCGACCCACGAGCGGACCACGGTGCCGACGACACGAGCGCGACCCTCGGGGACCGGTCCCCACTGCGTCGTCGTCTCGACGTGCAAGCGCAACACAAGATCGACCTGCTTCGGGCTGATCCTGCCGCAGTGCGCGAAGTGCGCCGCGATCTCGCGGACGATCTCGTGCTCGCAGCGGAGAGCCTCGGCGAGGCCGGGATGCGCGGCGAGCGTCGTCGAGCGCAGGTCAGCAGCCACCGCTGCCTCGTATTCCTCGCGCTCGGCACGGCGAGCAGCAACGTCGGCTGCCGATGCGCGGATGCGCTGAGTGCGCTCGACGTCGCGGCGCGCGCGGACAGCAGCGGCGCGCAGCGTGGTGCCGTCGCTGCCCAGGCGGCGGATGCAGTCCTGGCCGACGATGCTGCGCTTGCCGTCCTGGCTCTCGACCGCGAAGCAGTGCGCGATGCCCTGCCCGCAGTAGTCGCAGGTTCCCATCGGCTGCCCAGGCGCACCCACCTCGCTGCCGTCGTCGCAGCGGATCGGGCCGCGGCTCTCGTAGTAGCCCGCAAAGCGGAACGGCGCGTCGCCGAGTCCGGCCTTGGTCCACGGGTGCAGGGTCGTGTTCGTGTTCGTGTTCGTCGTCATGTTCGTTCGTCCTTTCTGGTTCTGGTTCTGGTTCGTGAGTGCGCAGTAGAGCGACCGCTGCGCTCGGCGTCAAGCGTCTCGCGTCAGAATCCGCGAGCTTCGTAGCTCTCTTCGTAATCTGCCACGCCTTCGCGCGGGTCGACGTCGTCGATCCCTGCGAGGGAGTCGAGCGTCGGCCAGACGATGTCGGTGTCGAGGTCGACGTAGGCGTGTTCGCCGCGAGCGAGGTCCACGCAGTAGAGCACGCGGCGGCCGCAGTATTCGAACGGCACCTCAGTGCCGCCTGCGGCGGGCACCCAGCCGCTGCGGTAAACGCGGGCCACCCATGCTGCGGTGGACTCGCCGGGGAGAATGCTGCCAGGGATGCGGAAGGGCGTCATGTGTATGCCTATCGGTTCGGGTTGGGGTTCGGGTTGAGTCGGCAGAGTAGGATCCTGGCGCGCGGTGTCAAGTCGCTCGTCGCAGAATCTTGCGCAGCATGCCAGAATCCGCGCGCGGGCCGGTGCCGGTCCGTCGACGACGCGGCGCGCGACGACCGTCCACGGGCCGCTGCGGGGTGGCCGCGTCGTCGCTTCTTCCCGGCGCGCCCAGGTCGCTCGACCGTCATATACGGTGCAGCGACACGAACGAAAACCGACCTGCTTTGGTTTCGCGGCCCGACACACTGAGAGCATGCGTCTGCGCATCTCGATCAGCGGGGCGAACGGAAGATAAAAGCGTCCGAGGGCCGGGGGGAAGTTGGGAGGGACGCGATCGCAGTCTGCCCTCGGACGCTGCCGGATCCCCTCTCTCAAGAATCCGGCGATCGATCCGCTCGCACACGGATCGAGGCACTGTCATCGGCGGCAGGGCTCGCACCTGCATTCCAGGGCTGTGAACCCCGATCCTGCTACGTTGGACGACGCCGATGTAACTCCCGCTGGCCCCGGTCAGAACCAGCGGGCGAACCTAAACTACGCTACAGAACCAAACAAAGAACGTCTCATCATCCATGTCACTCGCGGGGATCGTCCAACAAGGACCATCCCCAGAGCAACTCGGTCGGGAGCCGACGCAGCCACCACCATCCGGTTTCCCAGACAATGGCTGCTGCTTCGTCGCGCGCGGGATCGTAGCACAACGCAAGCCCGTCCCAAGTCTTTCCTGGGATCAATCGCATGCCGTTCGAGGAAGCCGCCTCGCTCACGTCGAACAGCTTGCTCACAGGCATGTCGAAACCGACGACCTTCGACTCTTGCTTGATGACTGTGTGCCAGTTCCACGCGCGAGCTTCGTCCTCCGTCAGCGTCTCAAGGACCATGTAGAACGGAGTCATCGCACGATCTCTTTGTCGGACTTCTGTCGCACGATCTCCCAGATCGTGTGCTTGCGTCCCGCTTTCACTTGCTTGCCAGCGGCTTGGACGTAGCCCATGCGGACCAGTTCGCTGCGTCGAGAGCGGACGGATTGCGGCGTCTGCTTCAACGCCGCGTGTAGGTCGTAGTTGCCTTCGTAGTACCACACCAACTCTGAGTCTGTGCACGGACCAAGACGGCGCAGCAGTTCAAGAACAGCCTTGCGCTTGCTGGTCATCGCAGTCACTGACGCAGCTGCATCCTGGCTCGTCGTGCGATCGCGGCTTCGAGCGCGAGCACGCAGCAGCAACTGCGCCATTTCGCTGGCTTCGGTGGGAGTGCATCGTCCGCTCGATGCGATGTCGTCAAGTCTGGTCAACAGGTCAGTCACAGTCTAGGTCTCCTTCAAACGGCAGCATTGGCTGCGCTGGTGTAGCTTCGGCACCGATCATCTCGGTCAGCACTGTCTCCTTCGACAGCACCCACATCGGCGGGTAGACCGCCAACATCTGCGACCCGTGTCCGCTGGCTTTGCTTTGCAAACGGATCGGCGTCATCTCGAAGGCGAACTCCTCTTGGAATCGGTCGCGAAGGAACGCGCCAATGTTGGTCTTCGTTCCATGCGACAACGACTTCCAGTCGCATCCGCACACGATCTCAACGCATGCCCATGCAGGTAGCCATCCTCGCATGAGCGAGTCGGTCGAGCGCAGGTTGCGCGCGAGCACGTCGAAGTGCGCTTTTACTTCGCGCACGCGGTCGTAGTAGCTCATGCTAGTCCTCCTGCCTGCGACGCAGCAGTTCTTCGAGCGCAGCGATCAGCGTCACCGCGTTTGTCCCCACTTCTCCGGCATGCGCCCATTTCCGGCAGTGCTTGTAGGTCTCGATCAACATGCGAATCGCGTTGTCGCTCGGGTTCTTCTCGTCCTCTAGCGGCTCCGGCCACACGAAGACCTGATGCCTGTAGTCGTAGTCTCGCATCGAGATCAAGTGCGCGATCAGCTGTCGACGCACAACATCGGCGCGCGTCACCGTCGGATCAAGGAACGCCATCGGAAGATCGACCAGCGTTCCCACTTCGTCGTTGCGTCCTTTGCGTGTCCACAACGACCGGACGTAGAGCACGGGGCAGTTGTGAGTATGGCTGTCCCACTTGAACTCGAACATCACGCGCGTCACGTCTCGCGTGGCGATGATCTCCGCCATCTCGTGCAGCGTTTTCTCGTTCGGGTCTGCCATCATCCTTGCTCCCATGCATCGATGAACACGCCGGGGTCGCTTAGATGTGCAGTGCCGTAGGTGTATTGCTTGTCGACAACGAGCGTCGTGATCTGCGCATCGTCCTTCCACCATCCGGCCGTGGTCAGCGCATCCATCACAGCTTTCGCAAGGTTGTCGACATCCGGCTTGCCAACAGGCATCGAGCACTTCGGTCGCTTCGGCTTTGCCATCAGGAACAACAGGCGAAGATGCACGCCTTCGAGGAAAGGCTTCTTGTGCAAGTGCTTCGCTTTGCTTGCCAACAAGATCGCCTGCTTCCAGCCGTCTGCGGTCTTCGGATTGTAGACGCGAGCGAACTTCCCGCGCGCTGTAGCTCTCGCGCGAGGCTGTGCCTTCGGATCACCAAGCACGCGCAACTGCTTGGGCGGGATCATCGCACCTTCCTTGTGGCTTCCCACTCCGCTTCGGCAACCGCTTGCGGGATGCCATCGGCTCGACGGCAACGGATGTAGTGCTCGCGGTCTGCGTCGACCCACTCGCGCCGCTCGCCTTCAAGAGCCTGCCGACTGCGCGCGCGATCCATCTCGCCGGGGTGCAGCTTGCGACCTGGGACTCCGACCTTCGACAGGTCTTCGATCGCAGCCTTCAAGCGAGCGTGATCGCGCAGGCAGTTCACGACCTCGCCCAACGCGATGCGCTTGTCGTTGGACATCGAGAGGATCGACGTGCACACGGAGTCGACCTCGCCTGCGGAGAACAGCGCGTCGTCGAGATCCTTAGCCAGCTGCTCGCGCAGTTCGCGACGGGTAGGCCACAGGCCGTGGCGAAGAAGCACATCCGCGATGCTCACGTTGTGCCTGTCTGCTGACTGGGTCATGGAATACAGGCCAACAGACAGACACGGAACGGCGATCAACCGTTCTACGTTCGATGGTGAAAGAGAAGTAGCCATTTGGTTCGGTGCTTGTCAAGAGAAAACTTCAGCCGCCGAGAGCAGCCGTCGCAGCTTCGATCATCTCAGCCCACTTCTTCCGCGCCGTGTTCTGCTTGAGCCGAGTGCACATGACACACATGCTGGAACGCGTGTAGCGCAGAACGTTGCGGCACTTCTTGCACGGGGTGCCGTCGTAGTGGGTCAAGCCGCTGGCCGCAGCGCGGACGCGTGCTTCGGAGGATGCCGCGCGAGCGGCCTGGAGGGCTTCGTAGTTGGTTGGTGTGGGAGTATCCATGCTGCAACTGAACCAGAACCACGACGCCTGAGCAAGGACATTCGGCGCAACTTTTCTTCAGAACCCTATTGCAACCGGACGATCAACCTCTACTCTTCCGCTCTCAACCTGAACGACAAGCACATGAACGAACTCTACGAAAGCATCTTCCACGCGGTCACCGAAATCGACAACGCGTGCCTTCTGAACGACCAGCACACCGAAGGTCAGAACACGATGAGCAACCACATCGTGCGCGACCTGCTCATCCAAGCTCGCACGGCGTTGCTCACCGCTTCCGCTCACGCTTGGGCGACGGGCACTGGTGCGCCGACGCACCGCCGCTACCAGCACCCCATCGAGACCATCGACGCCGCGTCGCCTCGCTGGCAGGAACTGGTCGAGTCCAACGAGACGGAGGCATTCTGATGACCGAGATCAAACTCGCAGCCGTCTCCTCGGAGAGCGGCCACTGGTATACGCAAGCCGGACAGCAGGTCGAGCTTGTCGAAGGATCGAAAGGACAGCCAGTCAAGCCGGACCTGCGCCACGCGCGCAAGCTCCAGTTGGCTCCTGGCATCACGACCATCCTCAAGGTCGCACATCGCGAGCAGCTTGTGCAGTATCGCGAACGGCAGGCAGCGTGGGCTGCACTCACGCTGCCTCGCCTCGCCAACGAGACCGACGACGACTTCGTTGCTCGCATCCTGCGAGACGGCGGCGTCGCTGCGAAGCAGGCAGCCGACCAAGGAAGCAACATCCACGGCCGCATCGAGAAGGGTCTGCCCGATCCCTACTCGACCGACGAAATCGTGCTCGCAGTCCGTGGCCTGCTGCCTCTGACCGATACGCCATGGCAACTGGAGCAGGCTGTGACCAACTCGCGCTACGGATACGGCACCAAGGCCGACATCCACAACCGGCAGGCCAACGTCGTGCTCGACTTCAAGACCAAGGATGGTCCTGTCGGAGACCAGAAGATGTGGCCCGAGCACTTCATGCAGCTGGCTGCAACTCGCGAGGCTCTCGGCATGCCTACCGCCAAGGTCGGCATCGTCTTCGTCTCGCGCACGCAATGCGAAGCAGCGATCTGCTGGGCTGGCGAGGACCAGACGCAGAGCGCGTGGCGCGTCTTCCTGGCCCGCCTCAACCTGTGGCAGGTCACCAACAACTACATCCCCGCGTGGGCTAACCCCGTCTACTCCTGATCATGCAGAACCTTTTGACAGCCTTGTGCTCGGCGTCTGCCGAGATCTCGAACCCCAAGAAGGACAGCAAGAACCCGCACTTCCGCAACGAGTATGCATCGCTAGAGTCAGTGCTCGATGCGGTGATGGGGCCGTTGCAGCGGCACGGGCTCGTGCTCACGCAGGTGCTCAACACCGTCGATGGTGACATCGAACTGACGACCACGCTGTGGCACGCGAAGAGCGGCGAACACTTGGCGTCCGCCATCCGGCTGTCGCCGCAGAAGCGCGACCCGCAGGGCTACGCTGGTGCGTGCACCTACTACCGGCGTCTGTCGATCAAGAGCATGCTTGGCCTCGCCGAGGTCGACGACGACGGCAACGAGGCATCGCAGCCGCAACAAGCACGTCCTGCTGCAAAGGCTGCTGCACCGAAGGCTGCGCCCGCTGCGGTGCAGATGGTGCAGAAGCACGTTGGGGGCGAGCAGGTCGACAACGGCATGGAGATCTGCGCTCTCATGGAAGAGTGCAACAGCCTCGACTACCTCGCCGAGTTGGCCGAGCGTGCGAAGAAGTTGCCGCAGGAAGAGCGCGCGGAATGTCGCGAGGTCTACCTGCGGCGTCGCGAGGCACTCACTTCTTCTTGACGGACCGCTTGGCCTTGTCGTCCGTGTGCGACTTGTCCTTGTCGACATACTCGCGCGCGACCTTCTGAGAGATGCCAGTCTTCTTGGCGATCCCGAGGTTGTGCGCGGCGGCCTGCATCAGACGACGTTGTGCTTCAGACTTGGCTGGCATTGTTCGGATCTCGATCAACGGGGTTTGGTTGTGCCGGTGCTTCCGACGGAACTGCAACCTTCTTCGGCCAGAACATCCGAAGCAATGGGCTGACCAGCGGCTTTGCTAGCAGCAGAATGCGAGCAGCCGCCGGCAGTCCAAACAGCGTCAGCACGGTTACCACGATGTCGAGCGGATCGC